GCAGGGTTTAACGAAGAACAGGCAATCAAAATTCTTGTCGGACTAGCATCTAAAGAGTAGAGGGAAACAATGGCAGAAAAGCCAGATTTACAGGAACTCGGCTCTACTGGGCTACGCCGTTCAGGTGGAACGGTTTACGAAGAATTCTTAGTTAATCTTCGTGGACTTCGTGGCGCTCGCGTTTATCGTGAAATGGCTGACAACGACCCAACAATCGGGTCAATGCTTTATGCGATTGAAAAGGTTATTACTCGTCTTGAATGGCGCGTAGACCCATATTCAGATAATTCCGCAGATGGCGATGTAAAGCCTGAAGATGAAGAAGTCGCGGCGTTCATAGATTCTTGTTTGCACGATATGTCAGATTCATGGGACCAAACTCTTTCACAAATTCTTTCAATGCTAGTTTACGGTTATTCCTATAACGAGATTGTTTACAAAGTCCGTACAGGTCCAGAGGCAAAAGACCCATCTAAGCGTTCAAAGCACACAGATAATAAAATCGGATGGCGCAAGTTGCCTATCCGCTCCCAAGAAACTTTGTTCCGCTGGCAGATTGATGAGCGCGGTGGAATTCAAGCGATGGAGCAGACCGACCCATCATCGGGTGGCACTCACATCATCCCTATCGAAAAGGCTTTGTTATTCCGTACAACTACGGCTAAAAATAACCCAGAAGGTCGCTCAATCCTTCGTAACGCATATCGCCCTTGGTTCTTCAAGCGCCGTATCGAAGAAATCGAAGCAGTCGGTATCGAGCGCGACCTTGCAGGATTACCAGTTGCCTATGTACCACCTGAGTATCTATCAAGCGCGGCGACAGCAGAGCAAGCAAATGTTTTAGCAACAGTTCAAAACATTGTTACATCTATCAAGCGCAATGAGCAAGAGGGTGTTGTATTCCCAACGCTTTACGATGATGCAGGACATAAGCAGTTCGACCTAGTTCTCTTATCTTCAGGCGGTTCTCGCCAGTTCGATACAGACAAGATTGTTCAGCGCTATGACCAGCGTATGTCTATGTCAATCCTTTCAGACTTTATTCTTTTAGGCTCTGACCGCGTAGGTTCTTATGCCCTCGGTTCAACCAAGATGGATTTATGGTCAATGGCAGTTGATTCAATTGCTAAAAACATTGCCGAAGTATTTAACCAATACGCGATTCCACGCCTTCTAAAACTCAATGGTATGGATGGTTCACGATGCCCGTACCTTACCTACGGAGAAGTAAGCCATGTTGATTTGACTGAGATTTCAGACTTCGTAACCAAGTTGGCTACCGCTGGTGTTCTTATGCCAGACCCTAAGTTAGAAGATTACCTCCGTGATTTGGCTGGATTACCACCTGCCGAGCATGATGGACAAGAAGCCTATGGCGCTCCAGCGATGCCAGATGCAGAAGGCGCTACGGCTCCAGAAAACTTTGATGCACCGCCATCTTTGGAAGAAGAACTGGATATTCCAGAAGGACAGGAACCGCTAGACGGCGATTTGGAGTAGAGCATGGCAATTAGGTTCGGCTCTGGCTCAGAAGGCTCCAGAAACCCTCTTACCGCTGAAGAAGCGGCAATGGCGCGAGTTCTCGTTAATGCAATCCGTAACGCAACGGACAAAATCAAGGTGGATGAGTTGGCGAAGATTCTTGGTCGCCTAGATGCCGATACTTTAGACCGCTTGCTCCGAGCAATCTCTATCAATGGCGATGCTCCTAAGATTGAAGCGCAGTTGCTCAACATCATTGACCTAGGCGGAAAAGATGCAATCAAGGGGCTAAGAGATATTGCTCCTGCTCTAGCGTTGCCAGCATTTATCCCCACTCAAGTTCGAATTGCTAATCCTGAAGCCATGGCAAATATGGATTTCACAAACATTCCCAATTGGGCAAGAGTTAATCCAGAGCCAATCGCGTTTAGTCTTTCTTTTAATAGAACCAACCCTAATTCCCTAGCCTTTGCATCTCGTAGAGCAGGGCAGTTGGTTACTAGCATTGATGATTTAACCCGTCAGGCAATCCGTAAGATTATTATTGATTCATTTAATGAGCAGATTGATGTTCGCCGTACAGCAGTTCGAATTAAAAACATTATTGGTCTCCATCCAAAATGGGCTGATGCCGTTCGAAAGTTTGAGAATCGTGAACTAGACCGTTTAATTAAGGCTGGTATCAAAGAGGCTCAAGCAATCGAACGCGCCCAGAAATCTGCTACCGCTTATGCAGACCGTCTCAAGAGCGCTCGCGCTAAGACCATTGCTCGCACAGAGATTCAGATAGCCCAGAATGAAGGGCGAATGGAAGGCTATCGCCAAGCCGATGAAGCGGGATACATTGACCCAGCGACAATGAAAATGTGGATTACAGCCCCAGACGAGCGCACCTGCGACATTTGTGCGCCTTTGAATGGAGAAGTCGTACCTTGGATTGGAACCTTCTCTATCGGGCTGGAGAAGCCCATAGTTCACCCTAATTGCCGTTGCACCTTCGTAATCTTGCCTCCAGACAGAGGCACTAAATGAAGGTAATCAAATTTCAGCCTGGGCTTATCCCAGTTCTCAAGCATCAAGAGCATGACCAAGCCTCACACGGAAATTGGGCTGATGGCTCTCAAGGTTCGGCTACTGAATTATCAGATAATGAAATCAGCGACATTATCTCTGGCTCAAATACAGTCAATGAAATGTACCAAAAAGTTGCCGAGCGCCTTGGCAAGAGCATGAAGCCTAAACTCGAAGATTTATCAGAAGAAGAAATAAACTTTTACCGTGGAGTTACGGATGTCAATATTCAGGCTCAAAGTTTATTAAATGGAGAAATTCGTTTCACTCCATTTCAAACTTGGGGTCAAGGAATCTACATTTCATCCGAACCAGAATATGCCTCAGCATACGGAGACCTTATAGGTTTGAAATTAGATAAAAGCGTTAAGTTAGTTGAGGGCGAAATTGCTTGGACTAAAGCGTATAGTCTTTTTGATAAAGAGACATCTTTAGATATGCCAAAGATTTTGGACAGAATTACTTCTGGCAAAATGGACAATTTTTCTGATTCGGATATTGCAAACCTTTATTGGGCGGCAAAAGGTTATGACGGTTATTCAGTCTATAAAACAGGCAGGGCTGAAGTTGTTCTATTCAATGCCGATAAATTAACCGTTAATAGAGCAGATATTGGGGAGGCAGTTCGAAAGCACCTTCCTGGGGGTCACGACCAAAAAGACCATGGCTCATGGGCTACAGGTGGAGGTATTGGTTACCTCTCAGAAAGTACCGCAAAAGAGATTGAAGAAAGCAAGGCATTGTTTCAAGAAATTATGGGCGCTGATAATGACCTCAAAGAAACACTTATTGGCTACGGATACCAAGGCGATGTAGATTACGAGAAATTGCATGACAGGCTTGCTCGCCGTTATATGGATACTGGTATGGGTAAAAACACAGCCATCTTGCAAGCACGAATTGATATGGGTCGAGTTGCCTATGCGATGAAGAACGCAGAGGAGGAGGCTTACTATCAAGAAGTTATTAAAAAGAACCGAGAATCACAAGCCGCTCAAATATCTGAATACGCTGAGGAGAATGGACAAACGGCTGATGCGATGGAAGAAGGATTGGCTTTTGCAGAGTCAAAAATTCTCAGCACGATAAAAAATGGTAATGTCACAATTGCCGTAAGTGAAGAAGTTCTAAGTTCTGTGCTGGAGGATGGGCGATATAAAAACCAGTTTGAAACTAGAACATCTGGAGGAAAACTTGATGTAGGAGTCCGTAAAGTTGGCGAAGGTCTTGCTACTGGAACTCCAGCAGGAACAAAATTATCCGAACGCCCTGTTTATGGGTTTCTTACAGATAATGAAGAAGTTCATACATACGATAGTAAGACAGCGACTACATTCGCGCTAGAAGGAACATGGTCTGAAAAACACGCTCTAAGAAGAAGTCTTGATTGGCAAGATTTAACAAGCCTTAATACCGATAAGGCAGACCAATACGGCGAAATTCGTTTCATTCTAAAGCCAGAGGTTCGTAGTAGAACAACCGCAACGATTGGTGATTCCCTCCGTACTGGAGTTATGGCTGATGGTCTAACTAACCCAAAACCAGATTTAGTCAATATGGGTTTATACAAAACTGGTGCAGTTCATCACATGGCTGGAAACCCTACCGCTGATTACATTGAAACCCAGATTCACGGGGGAGTAAAGGTCTCAGATATTGACCGTATCTATGTTCCAGCAGGTAGAGTTGATGCAGTAAGGGCTATGGTTGAAGCCAAGGGTCTAAATATTCCTGTACTTCCGAGAGCGGGTTCATAATGCAAGTTTTGTACACGCAAGCCGATGGCTCGAAGTTAATCTATGAGCGCGAAGATGGCGAATTAGTTTTTGGTTATGTAATCCGCCCTGACGGAAAGCAATATCCGACAAAGCCAATTGAATCAATTCTTGCCCGTGGTTACTGGGAAGTAGCCGAAGAAGTTTTTAAGCATGGCGAACATGACCAAAAGACCCATGGTAATTGGGCATCTGGAAATTATGATGATTTGGCTCAATGGTATTCCGATGAGATGAAGGTATTCGGCACTATGAAAGAGCGTGATGCCTACTTTGAGGAAATGCTTTTAAGCCAGCGCAAAGAGGGATTCACGGAAGAAAAGTATCCAGAATTTCGCAGAGCAATTGGTGAATATGAAAGCGCTCTTGGTTATAGCCTAAATGATGCACTTAGAGACCCACAGGTAAGCGAGAGGTCTTTTAAGGACACTATTGAGTTCCTTGATAAAGCAATAGAGACAGCCCCGCCTTTGAGAGAAGAAGTTATTGCCTATCGAGGCATCAAAGGCAACGGATTAAATTTCTTTGAAAAATTAACAGTAGGCGATGTCTTTGAAGATAAAGGTTATGTCTCCACCACTCTTGATGCTGGAGTTGCTCAGCAATTCGGAACATCAGGAAGTATGTATCAAGGTTTAGCAATGCGCTTGAGATTACCAGAGGGTAGCAAAGGAATTTTTCCTTCTGGATATAAAGACCAAAGTGAAGAAAACTGGGATAGAAACGCTAATGAGGCTGAATTCTTATTACCGCGTGGTAGCAAATTCAAAGTTACTGCTATCCGTGGCAAGGTCTGGGATGTAGAGTTGATTCCATGAGCCTAGAGAGATTTCAATACGATTCTGGTAAGGGGCTAACCCTTGTCGTCTCTAAACATCAAGAACATGACCAATCCACTCATGGTAACTGGGCTTTAAGTGAGAACTATCCAGATTTACTAACCCTAGGCACATTTGATGAAGAATCTGAATATGACCCAGCATTGATGGTTTATAGCGAGCGCTACGGAGTAGACAGAGACGGCAAAATCGTTGGAGTTGAAACCTTTGAGCATGATGCTATTGATAGTTATTCTCAAGAGGGATATAAAAATATAAACGCGTTTCTTCGCAACCCAAGAGGTTTTGAAGATTCTTATGAAATAAAATTTCTTGAAGAAAAGGTTGATGGGTTAGATTCTTTGATTGATAAGGCTCCAGATATGTTCGGAGATAAAACTTTATTCCGAGTCGTAGATAATTTTGTTTTAGCGCAGTTAGCCCCAGGCGACACTCTCAGAGATAAGGGTTATCTATCAACTACACGAATAGATTTAACCAAAGATACGGATGCTCGGGATGCGCTTGGCGAAATATATGACACACCTGATACCGTTGCTGTCATTCTTCCAAGCCCAACCAAAAGCGGTAAGGGAATTGCCGTAGACCTTTATCGAACCTCCGTCAATGATACGAGTTCAGTTTCAGATAGAGAGAAAGAAGTTCTATTACCTCGCAGTACGGATTTGTTATTTTTGGGGTACAAAAGAGGTATAGGGTCTGAGGATAAGGTCGCAGTCTTTCAAAGGGTGGACAAATGAGTAAATTTAGAACCGTTCTTGAAGATGTTGAGATTATTCAAGCCGTAAAAAAGCATGGTGAGCATGACCAGAAAACCCACGGAAATTGGTCTACAGGTGGCACAATCGCTACTGGAATTATTGACCGACTAAGTAAAAAAGGCGTGACTGGATTTAGCCTAGATATTTCTAGTCGCAACGAACCTACTAGCGGGTACATGGCTTCCAACGCTGGGGCTGAGGAAACAGTTTCCTACGATGATTTCTTCTCAAGCCGAGACCGTAGCCGAAAGATTCTTTTGGATTACATCGAAAAGAACGCAGATGCACTTAGCGAGCGCGGAGCCTATTTTGGTATATGGGTTGTAAAAGACCAAGGAACCGTGTACCTTGATGTCTCACGCCGTTATGACACCAGAGGTGAAGGAGTTCGCGCTGGTTTCGAAAATGACCAACAATCTATTTACGATATTGACAATGATGAATATATCTACATGAAAGATGAGGAAGATGACAGAACAACAAAAGCCGTTGATGGTGGAAGTTCCAATCCCCGTCAATCAAATGACTCCAGAGCAGAAGAAAGCCTTCGCGGAGGAGATTCTCAACGCAATCGAGAAGAATCGCCCCATGTCTGCCTCGGAAGATACCAAGGCGTAGAAAAACACTTAGAGGGTCAGCATGACCAAGCCACACACGGCTCTTGGGCATCTGGTCGCTTTGGTCCAGATTCAGTTAAGTCAGCAAGAGACGGCGCTAAAGAGTACGCCTTCAAAGCAGGAATTGAGCAAGACGATTCCATTGACTATCAAAAGACAGTTGCTAACCGAGCAAGAGCGGCGCGTATTGCCGATGCTTACGATGAATTGCCTACGGTTGATGAAGAAGCATTTCCAGCCTACACAGCCCTTGCTACAGAGGTAGAAGCGCAGTTCGAATATATGACAAAGACCTTGGGCGTTAAGGTTGAATTCGTAGCCGATGACCCATACAAAACTTCCAGAGAGATGTTTGCAGATGTAAGCAAGGGAGTTCTAAAAGTATTAAGCACAGCCTCAACAGGCTCACATCCATTTCTTTCAGATGAACAGAACGACAAGTTTCGAGCAGTTCACGATTTCTTTGGACACGCGGCTACAGGTCGAGGTTTCGGTCAAGACGGAGAAGAATCGGCTTGGGTTCACCACTCTCAGATGTTTACAGAGACCGCTCGCGGTGCGCTTACAACAGAAACCCGTGGGCAAAATTCTTGGTACAACTCACGCGGTAAAGTCTTTGCCGAGCAGAAAGTTGCCTTGCTACCTAAAGAGTTCTGGGAAGTTCCAGACACATTCGAGAAGTCTTACAAAGTAATTAAGTTTCAAGCGGGTCTCATCCCAATTCTTAAACACCAAGAGCATGACCAATCTACCCACGGCAATTGGGCTACCGCTGGATTTACAGACGAAGAAAAAGCCCGTATTGCTGAATGGGAGAACCGTGGTCCAGCCCTTGAAGATTTAGATGCTCTTTGGGAGCCAGCAAGTGATGATGAGTTACGCGAAATGCTTTTGAACGATGAAAATACTTATCCGCTTGTAGAACAGGCTATTGCCAATTATGTTCAGGCTGAGATTGACGATTATGAAGAAAGAGAAGGAAAATCTCCTACTAAAGCAATGATTGATGAGATGACCGAAAGAGTCACAGAGGAAAGAATCAAAGCGTATATTGAAATTGAGCGGGATGACTATTCTGAAAAAATTAGAGAATCTAAGGGCGTAACTGTAGATGCCCTACAACCATTCTTTGAAGAAGTATTCAATATGGAGCATACATATACAGATAAAGATGGAGTTGAGAAAACTCTTGAATCAAGAATTACTGGCATTGGAAAAATGGCAGAAGATTATGAGATGTATGTTGAGGGATGGGTATACGATGAAAATGATGAGGCAGTAGGAAAGTTTGAAAGACTTTTCTTCAAAGACCAGACCACGGGTGTTTGGGCAGTTGAGCATAAATGGCTACAGATGGATGATGAACATAGAGGAGTAGGTTTTGGAAAAGCCTTTATTCAGCAGACTGAAGATTTCTTTACTCATCGAGGATTTGGATACATAAAAGTTCTTGCTGGTCTTGAAGATGGCGCTCGCCATTGGGCTAATGCTGGCTATGACTTTAATCCTGATGAAATTGCAACATCAGCAACTAACCTTAAACAGCGTTTCGATAGTGTAATTAGTAACGCACCAGCAGATTTCTTCGTACAAGCAGATATTGATGAATTCAATTCGGTCTACGACAGAATGGTTGATAAATCAACTGGCAGGGTGAGAGATATGAAAAGCCCAGACTTCCCATTCCCAGCCGAGTTCACCATGATTGGTTATGACAGGCGCAAAGATTGGCAAGGTAATCCAACTTGGCTTGGTAAGGCGGGTCTTTATGGCTTTGCTGTTGAGTATGTCAAGCCTTTGACCGCCGAGGGTCGTAGCCTTCTGGAAGGTCCAATTGACCGCGATGGTGATGGCTTGGTTTATGACGGAACAGGGCGCGAGAAACCTGCTCCAGCCCCAGCGAATAACTAAAGGTGGTAGGATATGGCTATGAGTAGAGATGCAAAGTTAAAAGAGATTCAAAAGGCATGGCGTGAATGGTCTGCCGTTACTGAGTTCACTTCGGACACAGGTTCATCTGACCAAGACGAAATTGCGCTTACCGACAAGATTCAAACTATACTTAAAAAATCTGAATAAGGGTTAAAAATCAATCCGCTACTATGTACACATGGCGGATATTGCTCCTAAACTCGTAGAACTTAGCGCGGATAAACTACGCGCTCTACATGAACGCCTTCATAAGTCTGAAGCCACTCCAGAGGTATTGGAAGTCCACCATCTAGCAATCAATGAGATGTTGCGCCGTGGATTAGAAGCCCCAGCCAATGATGCGTGGGATGAATTCGAGATTCTCGTAGACACTCTCAAGGGAGCAAACCTAGAATCTCTCAAAGGCTCACTACCCGCTGAGATGGTAGAAGAAGTTATTAAATCAACAGGCTCATCAGTTGCCAATGTGCAACTTTTCTTAACTACTACTGGGTACGAAATGCGCCTTGAAGAAGTTGAAGAAGTAAACAAAATGATTCGCCGTGAAAACGGAAAATGGACAGTTTACGATGAAGAAGGCAAGCGACCTTTTGGCACATACGACACAAAGGCTGAGGCTGAAAATCGTCTAGCCCAGATGCACCAGTTTAAGAAAGCAGAAACTTTTACACCTCCAAAGGCAGTTCGTAGCGCGGCTCGTAGAGCGCTCGATTGGATTGGCGAAGGCAAGGCTGGAAGTGGCTTTACTGGAGTTGGTCGCGCTCGCGCTAACCAATTGGCTTCAGGTGAGCAAGTAACAATGGCAACACTTAAACGCATGAAGTCTTTCTTCTCGCGCCATGAAGTTGATAAGGATGCAGTTGGATTTAGCCAAGGAGAAAAGGGCTATCCAAGCGCAGGTCGAGTTGCTTGGGATGCTTGGGGTGGAGATGCAGGATTCGCTTGGGCTGAGTCTTTAGTCGCTGAAGATGATAAGAAAATTGAAAAACATAATCAGGGTATGCACGACCAAAAAACCCATGGCTCTTGGGCTGACGGTATTGCTCAAGCAATTTTGGATGGTGGTCACCCAACAGTTGAGAAAGAAAATGTTTCAGCCTTCCTCATGGCGGCGGCGAAACGAGATGACCACCCAGACCTTACTGAGTTAAGTGTTGAAGGAACATTGTTATACGGCGATGAGGGTATGGGAATTGCTCGTAAAGATATGCCACAGATTCCTGGAAAAGAACGAGGTCGCTTCCTTGCCGAAATTGAAAAGTCTGAGGGCATTACATCAACGGCTGAAGAAATAGACCCAACAACTTTGAAGCCAGTCCAAAAAGAAATCTCTGCATCTCGCTCTGGAGCCATCTATAACAAATTCCGCGAAGAAGGCGGAATCCCAGAAAAAGAAAGAATCTTAGTTTCTAGCGATGGCTTTGTAATTGACGGTCACCATACATGGGGCGCTTCAGTTGCTTTTGCTTTCGATAACCCAGGAACCAAAATACCTATTTATCGCTTATCCGTAACGGCACAAGAAGCACTTGATGTTTCTCTCGAATGGTCTACAGCAAATGGTTTTGAAGGTCAGGCTATTGATGCGAAAGAGCCAGCAAAGAAATCTCTAGCATGGAAACCTCTTGCAAAGCATGGAGAACATGACCAAAAAACTCATGGTGCATGGGCTACGGGTGCAACAGGTGATGTTCCTGCTTTAGCGCCAGATGTTGAACCTCAAGGAAAATGGTCACGCGAGGCAGTTGCCGAGGCTAAGCGCATCCGTGAAAGAGCGCTTGCAGTTGAGCCAAAAGTTACAGAACTAATGAAAACCATTCAGGAAAATGCTGGTGGAGAATTTGTTCAATTAGAACAAAGAGTTAAATCAACAGATTCATTGGCTCGCAAGATTGACAGCGATGCAGTTACAGAATTTGATGGCGACAGGTCAAGAGCGGCTGATGCTGTCTCTGATGCAGTTCGTTATACCCTAAAGGTAGGCGATGAGAATTACGCTCAATCCCTTGATTCAACAGTCAAGGCTCTTGAGGCATCTGGCTTCACATTGCGAGTTAAGAACTTCTGGCAGTCTGGTGACCCTTACGATGGAGTAAATATCAAGGCGAAGAAAGACGGCATTGAGGTAGAAATTCAGTTGCATACTCCAAGTTCATTTGAACACAAAGAGGGCAAGGGTGGAACCCACCCAATCTATAAGGCTTATCAGGTTGAGTTGAATGATTCCAGCCGTCTGAGTATGTGGAATCAGATGATTGAAATTGCTAAGGGTGTAACCCGCCCATCTAACTACGGGTCTATTCTGGCTACAGGAAGTCTCGTTCTACAGACATTCCAAACCGCTCAAGAGGCTGGCTTGATTAAATCAACCCCAGTTGGTAATATAACCCTCAAGAGAGGAGGACAAGCATGAGATATTTCGTAAAGATGAGTAGAGGCGTACCGTTTAACCTGTATCGCTTCGACATAATCAATGAAGAACGCTGGTATCCGACACAAGGCTGGACACCAACGCGCAACATCTCCGCCTATCTAGTTATGGGCGAAGGCGATTATGAAGAAATTACAGAGTCTCTAGCCAAAGAGACATTCCCTGATGCCTTTGCACTTGCAAAGAGCATTGGGGCTTATGAAGTCTCCAAGGCTGATAGCGAGAAGCGTTACACACTCGGAGCCATGTATATCCCAGACCGTATTGATGCTCACGGTGAGTGGACAGATTCAGATGAGTTGCAACGCGCAGTCTGGGATTATGTAAAGAGCAATGACCGCCGTATCCGTCTCCAGCATAACCGCGATGTAGTCGCAGGTGAATGGGTAGAAGTTATGGCGTTCCCTTATGAATTAACAGTTCCAATCCAGACGATGACTGGCATTGATGTAAACCATACATACCCACCAAACACAGTCTTTCTCGGTGTTATCTGGGAGCCTTGGGCTTGGGATTTAGTAAAGACTGGAAAGATTCTTGGCTATTCAATCGGCGGTAAGGCAGAGCGCCTTTATGTTGATATGGAAGAAGTCGAAAAAGAAGATGGTCCAGGAGTCAATGATGTCCATGTTGATACAATTATGAATCCAAAGAAGAAGAAACCAAAGGTGAAGTAATGGGAATCATCGTCAATGATGGAGACAGCAAGCCAGTAAATCTCACCTCTTATGCGGTTGATTTTGAAAAGGCTAAATCTGTAAAGAGTGGCGATATGGTTTCTTGGAATTCTTCAGGCGGAAGCGCAAGAGGCAAGGTAGTTCGAGTTGTCTCTAACGGAAAGATAAATGTTCCTGATTCAAGTTTTACAATTACTGGCACAGAAGATGACCCAGCAGTTCTTATTCAGTTGTACCGAGATGGTAAGCCAACAGAAACTAAAGTAGGACATAAGATGTCTACTCTAAAAAAAAACTCTGAAGTAGCCAAACACGGTAGCCACGACCAAGGTTCACACGGAGCGTGGGCTAACGGTAAGTACAGCCCTGATGACTCTGAAGGCGAAGATGACTCCGAACCAAAGAACCCAAAGAGTCCTAAAAAGTTACATTCTCACAATGACGACTCCGAGGAGGAGTACGAAGAATTAGATGCCGATGACCCACGCTGGATGGATGACATGGACATTCTGCGCCCGTCTCGAATTACTCCAAGCCAGAGATTAACCAAATAAATGCAAAGCATCATTGAAGATACTGCAAATATTCTTCGGGGGATGGGCTTAGAGGTAAATCCAGTTGCCACAACGCCAAGATTTGCTGGTTTAGTCGCTAAGTTACCCAACGACTCACAGGTATTTTTTGTCTGGAGCGAGATGGGCGAGGGAGATTTTCACTTCCGAGTTGCCCGTTTTTGGGAGAGCGATAACCCATTTTCAATGATGGCTTTTGAGGATTTAATAAGCGCTCTGGTTAATTTGAGGATTTTGATTTCTTCTTAAAAAGGGTGAAATTACACCTGTGTTATTCTTATCCAGTCAAGACCCGTGTTTATTTTCCAGTCCATACTGGTTCAAATAGGCACTTTTCGTTAGGAGTGAATGTTGGCTCGTACCCGCAAAATGGCGAATTTAGTCATTGAGGAAACATCTGGTGTAGACCATCCTGCACACTTACACGAAGGTTGGTTGGTTATGAAATCAGCCGATGAATCTGAAGTTCAGAGAGTCTTAGACGAAACGCTCACCGAGGAGGACTCCATCATGGAGGAAACAACAACCGCGGCTACTGATGCACAGGTCGAAAAGGCTGAAATGACACTTGAAGATGCGATGAAGAAAATCGCTGAACTCGAAGGCAAACTTTCTGAAAAGGAAATGGCTAAAGAGGAAGATAAGTCAGAATCAGATAAGACCGAGGATGAAATGGACTACATGAAGTCTGCTCCTGAGTCAGTCGTCAAAATGATTGAAGATTTCAAGAAGCAAGCAGAAACAGCAACCGAAGAACTCCGTAAGGAGCGCGAGGCTAAGGCTGATGCTGAAGCAATTGAAAAAGCAAAGGGATTCTCACACTTGAATCTTGAAGCAGAGAAGGTCGGACCAGCGCTTCGCCGTTTGTCTACAGTTGATGCAGAACTAGCAAAGTCAGTAGAGGAAATCCTCGCATCTGTAAATGCTCAGGCTGAATCAGCAAACATTTTTGCTGAAATCGGGAAATCAGCAGATTTAACTACAGGTGATGCCTATGGTCGCTTGACCGCTTTGGCAAAGTCAGCAGTTGAAGAAGGAAATGCAAAATCATTCGAACAAGCGTTCGCTAATGCCGCATCTTCTAATCCTGAACTTTATGTCCAATACCGTAACGAGAAGGGTGCTAACTAAACATGGCATACGAAATCAGTAATTACAGCGTTAAGGTCACCCTCGTAGCGGCGGCAGACCTTTCCTCAAAGCAGTACACATTCGTTAAGTTGGATTCTGATGGAAAGGTTGCGGCCGCTTCAGGCGCAACAGATATTCCAATCGGAGTTCTTCAGAACGCACCAATCGCAGGACAAGAAGCAGAAGTGCTTGTTGTTGGCGGAACAAAGATTGTTGCTGGAGCCGCAATTGGCGAAGGCGCACTTGTAGGTACAGGTGCAACAGGCAAGGCAGTCGCTCTTGTCGCTGGAACAGATACAACAAAGTATGTTGTAGGAACACTACTAACCGAATCTGCGGCAGATGGAAACATCGTTACAGCAGTTATTAACTGTGCCAATCCAGGCAGAGCGGCATAAGGGGGATAACTAAAAATGCCACAGCCAAATATCAATAGCGTTCACATTGACGCAATTCTCACAAACATCTCGGTTGCTTATCTTCAGAACCAAGACAACTTCATTGCCGACAAGGTATTCCCTGTAATCCCTGTTGATAAGAAGTCAGACAAGTATTTCACTTACACCAAGAACGATTGGTTCCGTGACGAGGCTCAACGCCGCGCCCCAGGAACTGAATCTGCTGGTGGCGGTTACAATCTTTCAACTGGAACATACTCAGCAGATGTATGGGCGTTCCACAAGGACATTGATGACCAGACACTTGCTAACGCAGACTCACCTTTGAACCCTCTCCGCGAGGCAACAGAGTTCGTAACACGCCGTCTAATGCTTCGCCGTGAACTTCAGTTCGTAACTGACTTCTTCACAACAGGCGTATGGGCTGACGATGTAACAGGTGTTGCTGGCTCTCCATCATCAGGTGAGACAAAGCATTGGTCAGATTACGCATCATCAGACCCAATCGCTGACATCGAAGCAGGTAAGGCTGAGATTCTTGGTAATACAGGAATGGAAGCAAACACACTCGTTCTCGGATACGATGTATTCAAGTCACTTAAGAACCACCCAGACTTGGTAGACCGTAT